GATTCTGCGGTTCAGCGCGAACCCGACGATCTACAAGAACACTCAGCCGGTCGTGACCTACACCGCAGGCTATTCGGTGATCCCGAACGAGGTCACGATGGCCGCGCTCGCGCTCATCGGATACTGGTATCAAAACCCGAACGCCGCCGACGCTGTTTCGATTTCGTCGGCTCCGCTATCGCTCGAGTACATCCTGGACATCATTTCGACAAGGTCGATGCTCCGATGAGAACCGCGCACGGACGATTCTGGCGGCGCGCTCAGGCGTCACTCGCGAGCACTCGCCGCGATGCTCTCGGCCTGCGCGAGCCCGCATTTGATCCAGGTGCGTTCTTTCGCTGCGAATTGATGCCGATGTCGGTGATCGAACAACCGTACGCCGACGGGGTGATCGTGAAACGGACCTTTGAGGTTCGATGTCGGTGGCAAACGGTCGAAATGCTCGGAATCAGCGAGGTCGATCGCATTATTGTCGACGGTCGCACCCTGCGCATTCAGTCGATCATCAACCGCGATAACGACTACATGGAAGCGCAGATCCTGGCTGAGGAGATCAACTAGTGGCCTCGATCGAACAAGCGGTTCGCGCGATGCTCGCCGCGAATATCTCATCGGGTGTCGCCGACGCTCAGATCACCCACGCCTACCGGCTCCAGGACTCTCCGCTCCCCGCGCTCACCTTCGAGATCGAGACCACGACGCGCGCCGCGCTCAGCTCGCTGAACCAGTCGACCGTGAGATTCACCGCTATTGCCGTGCAGACGCTCGACGCCGCAGACCTCGAAACAATGATCCGCAACGCGCTCGTTTCAGGCACCTACTCGGCGCTGAACTTTCGCGCCTGGGTGGTTGAATCCACAACACTTTCGCCGCCTGTCTCGGGACTCTCTGACGAGCAGGAGCCCGCATCGTTCACCTTGTCCGCATCCGTGTTCTGGGAATAACCTATGGCCGTTTACAACACCTCGAATTTCATCATCACGGTCGCAGGCGTCGCACTCCCCGGCATCGTGACCGCGAGCGTGACGCTTACTCTTGAGACCGTCGATGTGACCGAGATCGGCTCGCTCGATCGTAAGTTCGTGTCGGCCATCCGCACCGGCACGGCGAGCGGATCGATCTTCTACGATCAAGCGAACGCGCAAGTCGCGGCGCTCGAGGCCGCCACGCAGACCGGCAGCGCCGTCGCAATCGTGTTCACCCTGCACAGCGGCGCGACGTACACCGCGTCGGCTTACGTCACTTCCTTCGTCGTGAACGCTGCCGTCGCCGATGTGGTCAAAAGCGATTTCACGCTTCAATTTACGGGAACTACCACCGTTGGCTGATATCCGCGACATCATGCGACTCAAGCCGGTCGAGATCGAGATCGACGGCTTTCCGTTGAAGATCGCGCGACCGACGATCATGGATCTGATCGAGGCGCTCCAGGTCAACGCAACGCGACCGGAAGAGGGCCGCGCGTGGCTTCTGCGCAGGCACCTCCTAGACGATGCAGGCGCGGAGGTGTTCGCATCGATCGACGATGCCAGGCAATGCCCAGCGCACATTGCGGCGCCTGCGATTGTCGCCATCGAGCGACTGTACAACGAGGGCCGGGACTAGTTCCAGAGGCGCGCACGGTGCTCGCGCGCTCTCTGAGGTCACGATCAGCACCACCCTGGGAACGCTCTGTTCTAGAGCTTGTGATCGAATTGGATCTACCCGACTGGGCGGGGATGCGGAAAAAACTCGATGAGCTCAAACGATCCTCTCACCCTGGTGATCTCTAAAGCCGACGCTGAACGCCTGTCGGTTGAAATGGCGAAACTTGCCGTCGTGATCCAGGACAAGATCCTCAAGGTCAGCATCAAGCGTTTCAATGACGATGTGATTCGCAGCGCCTCGGCGCTCACGCCGCTCGCCTCGGGCGCCTCTCGCCGCGCGCTCGCGCAGAAGTCGCGGAACTACGGTGGAATCCTGTGGGGAGCCGTCGGCTACAAGACTCTCGGCAAGAAGAGCACCGACGATGGCGATCGCTCGAAACACGCGCAGTGGGATTCGGCGGGAGCGGGATGGCGATCTCATTTCATCGAGGCGGGATATCACTCGTGGCCGAAGGGCCGCGAGAATCGAAACAAAGGCAAGAACCTAGGCCGCGCGTGGAAGAAGGGGCAGAACCATCGAGGCGTCGGCCTCTACCATCGCGGAACATTCGCAACGATGCGCGCGCAGGCAGCGAACGCGCCGAAGTTGATGCAGTACATCTGGGCAGCGATCACTGAGGCTACAAACCGATGAAACTCCCCACGCTCAATGTCGATCTGAAGCTGAACAGCAAGAACTTTAAACGCGACATGGCGAATGTCGGCAAGGGCGCCGCGGGCGTGATCGGCCTCGGCGGGCAAAAGGCCGGCCTTGGCAACTCGATCGGCTCGGCGCTCGGCAGCGGTCTCGGCATCGGCGGGCTCGGGCAAGCGGGCGCCATGTTGCAGGGCGCTTACAAGGCGGGCGAATTCGTCATCGGGACCGCCAACAAGATTATGAGCGAATTCAGAACGAGCGTGAAATCAGGCGTGGAAGTTATGAATAACTTCAACGACATGGTCGATACGCGCGAGTCGGGTCTGAATGTGATCTCGGCCTCGCGCCTAATGGGGCAAGAGGAAAAGATGAAGGGCGCCGAACTAAGCGGCGGCGGTTCGATGTGGGATACATTTATCGGCGCCTCTCTGGGCACAGAGGGACAGACGGGCGGAATTCTGGGTGACCTCGAAGAGTGGGCGCAAAACAGTATGGAGGGAGTCAAGGCCGCAGTGGCTTTTTCTGGCGGAATGTTGGGCGGCAAAGGGTACGAGGGCAGTATCCGCGAAGCTGACATCGCGACATCGGCCTCGCAGGGCGGCGCGCAGAGTTACGCGACCAAAGAGGAACTGATTCAGCAGAACCGCCAGTTCACCCAACAGGGCAAATACATTCGGGAGATCACCTCGTGAGGACAACGGCATCATTTCTTGCGAATCGAATCAATCTCACGATGGCCGAGGCCGACATTTGGGGGGTCAATCGGATCACCGAATCGTGGCATATCTCGTCGATTACGCCTGGCGTCGATGTGAACTTCGACAACACCGCGCAGATCTTGGACGAGGCCGCGATCGGTCGAGTCGGCGCCGCCTACACCGTGATCGGGGGAACAGGCAACACATGGCAGGAAACCTGTCTTTTGCGCGACATCAGTTGGGCGAAAAGCGGTCTCGGACTTGTGGCGACTCTGAACTACACCGGACGCTATTTCGCCGCAAAAGGCGGCAGCGCCAAGGGACTCGGTCGAACGACCGAACCGATCACCAGTGCCAACTCGATCAGCTCCGATGAGCTCCTACTTCCCGCGATGATCATGCCAACGCTCCGAACGCGCTCGAGCAAGGCGTTTCGGCTTGACACCTCGACGAATCATGTGGCATTGCCAGTCGCGACGGTCGATCGATCAGGCGCCGACATTGGTGGGACGCAATTGGTCGCCGACATCGATATCCGGCAAATGAACTTCAAACTCCGAATCTACATCGATTCCGAGTCGGTTTCGCTGAAGGAAATCGCGGTCGACATTGGTCTCGCCTACACAGGTAAGCGCAACTCCGCAGAGTTTTTCGGCTGTGAGATCGGCAGTTTGATCTGCGACGGCGTGAGTCTAACCCACCTCGAGGGCGAGTACTGGGAGATCGTGATCGACTACACATGGGACGAATACTCGTTCCACTCGCAGGAGCCGGAGCTGATGCCCGACGGCAAGCCGAGAATGATCCTCGCTCGGTATTACGATGTTCGGTGGACTCGTGAATACAGGCCGAGCGTCGATTTCAACGACATTTGGGCCGATGGGCCGATGGGCCTCTCGCAGAAATACCAGGCCTACGCCGGACGGTGGTACTAGTGGCCGGTCGCACAGGAATCGACTACCGACGCAACGCGGCGCTCGATCGCGCCTCGCGAGACCTGGACGGGATTCCTGTCGTCGTCGGATGTCTGGCTCGAATCACGACCGCGACGGCGCTTCCCGCTCCCCAGGTAAAACGATGGATCTATGACTGGGTTGAGGCCGAGATCGGACCGGCGCCGGACTATGTGCCAGGAGCAAAACAGTACGGGATCGCAGGCACTTGCCTGAGCGCCTCGGAGCTCTCGAACGGCGCGAAGATCTGTTACGGCGTCACCGTCGCAACGCTTCCCGCAGGTTTCGCCGCCGTGCAGATCCCGATCAATACGACAGTTTGGGTCGTTCCCCAACGACTCGCCGATGGGAACATGATGTGGGTCATCCTCAACACACAGGCGATCGATGGAGTGTGCTAAATGGCAGGAAACTACGACATTTCCATCGAGCAGGGCGCCACCTATGTGCTCACCATCACGCGCAACGCGCTGAACCTCACCGGCTACACGATGCGGATGCAGGGCCGCAGCTCTCACGCCTCGTCCACGATCGTCCTGAATTCGTCGACGAATGTCACGATCACGACTGCACCCGCTACGAACAGCGTGATCACGGTCACGATCAGCGCGACAAACACCGCGCTCCTGCCTGCGCCGTCGAGCGGTGTGTATGACCTTAAAGCGGAGTCGCCTGGCGGCGTGGTGTATCGCATTCTCGAGGGCGCCTACAGCGTGAGCCCAGAGGTCACGCGATGAGCACCATCACTGTGAACCCTGTGATCTATGAGGTCACCGTGAGCGGGATCACTGGCGGGGTCGGCGCCACGAATCTCGATGGCCTCAGCGATGTCTCGGTAACAACCGCAACGACTGGCTACACGCTGATCCACAACGGGACGCAATTCGTTTCGGTGCTCGGCACCGGCACATTCGCCGCGGCAGCGCACACCCACGCGCAGGGCGACATCACTGGACTCACGGCAGCTCTGGCGCAGGATGGAACCGACATCGCGGCGCTCCAGGCGTCAGTCGCTGCGATCGGAACCATCGGGACCGCGGGATATCTCAATGTCCCTGCGAGCGGGGATGCGGGCGTCGGCCAGGTCGTCAAAGGCAACGACACGCGCCTCACTGATGCGCGCACCGCGGTCGCGCACACACACCCAGCTTCGGCGATCAGCGACTCGACTTCGCAGGGGCGATCAGTGCTCACCGCAGCGACGGCAGCGGATCAACGCACCGCGATGGGTCTCGGCTCGATCGCCACATTCTCATCGGGTGTGTTCTCACTGACCGCGCACGATCACGACGCCTCAGTGATAAACAGCGGTCAGTTTACGCCAACGCGAATCGCGACAGGCGCGACGGGCTCGACGGTCTGCATCGGCAACGATGCGCGCCTATCCGACTCGCGCGCGCCGAACGGGGCCGCGAGCGGAGACCTCTACGGATCATTTCCATCGCCCAATGTCGGCAAGCTC